TCCTGTAACACTTTTTCTTAATTGTGACTTCTCTTCTTCTGAAAATTTATCTCTAATCCTCTCCCAATGATTGTTTGTTATTAACATAATTATTCCTCCCCATCTTCCTCATCTTCATCATCTTCCAAATCGTCATCTTCTTCAGAATCCCATTCATGTGGGTTATCCGATATATTTTCACCGTTAGCCATTCATTTTCTCCTTTTAAAATACTCTTGTATCTTTTCAAAGTCTTCTTCTGTAAATTCCTTAGCTTCCTCTATATAAATAGATTCAAATTCAGCTTTTGAAATTAAAGGCTCTAGTACCCTTTGAAGATCTTCTTTAGTGCCTCTAAATATTATCATAATTTTAAAATCCCCGCGTCGGTGGTTCGGATAAACCAATACTACAGCTTTGTTGCAATTAAGCCCTCTCTTGAGTCCGATATTTTATTCGCGCGAGGATTATTTAATTACTGACTAATAAGACGGCGCCGATGCTGCTTTACCATAAGGAAGATAATTTTTGATATCATTACCAATATTACCCTGGTATTCCTTATGTACAACCTCAACATCCACCTTCTTACCAAAAAGATCGTCCGTATTAAAAACGAAGTCCTCAGGCTTGAACTCCTGTAAAGTGGCCGCCGAACAAAGAGGAATAAGGCGATTAAGTTGTTTGCTATTAAAATTAATCTCAATCTCCTTACCATCCGTCTTATCAATTCTGAATGTAACTAGAAGATTCTGAGACTCTCCGTCTTTTGAAGCTTTCCAGTCATTCACTTTTACGATTTCCGCGCCGAACCATCCGGCATCGAGAACCTTATTACGTAATACGTCAGCTGCTGTAAATTTAATGAGAGGCATTTTTGTGTTTGTCCTTTTTTAGTTTGTGTTTTTTTGTTACTTCCCTTTTGGGTATGGGGGAACTTTGGTACTGAACTCGATAATTTTATTTGCTAATTCTGAGATGTTAAATTTACCTTCTAAAGCGAATATTTCTGGTTCAAATGAACTCCAACGTGCATAATCCGCCTCAGTGCAAAGGAAATTAACAATTAGACATATTAAATCTTTTCTGTCCATTTCAAACCTTTTTAATCAATGACATTAACTTCTCGTAGAAATTAACGCCTGTAATGTCTATTTCACCATCCGGTAAATCAACAAAAGTAGTCCGACAAATATCACCGCGAAATTTAACAGTAAACCTATCTTTACCATTGATAGTTCTCTTGTCAAACCTGAAGATATGGTCAAAATAAACAGGAACATTTTCAGCTATTTTATCCCTAACTGATAATCTTTCACCAACAACAACGGACTCAGAATATTCATCATCGGGATTCTCCTTACCATAACGATCAATTAAATGCGCCGTTACAATTAAATTCATTCCTGGAATTGAGCGTAAGGATGCTAAAAGGTTGTAAGTAGTATCCGCTTCAAATCCATATTCCGCAGGACCAGTCATTCTATAACCAGCAATTCTACGCCCTTTTGTATCTGCTGACTTTTCTGCTGCAAGTAGAGGTTTTGCTTGACACAACATTGCAAAAGTTTCCGCGGTTAGGGAATCAATGACAGTAGTTTTAGTATTCAATTGACCCATAATCGCTAACGATTGCATATTGTCAACTTTATTCATAATACGCATAATCATTCCCTTTTCTTTAGGTGGAAATGACTCATAAATTACTTTCTTACGATCTACCCACGGAGTCCCTAATAATCCCCTGATACGACCATCAAAATCCCAATCTTCTACAAATTCCGGAAATGAGCAGGCCGCGCCGGTTTTACCACTACCAGACTTTCCTACAAACAGGCCCCTAAATATTCCATCGGGTTGCAAGTCTTCAGCCTTGGGCATCTAGATTTTATCCTTAAAGGGAATTTTAGCCCCTTCCCCCTGAGATTCAAGGACTTTAGAAACTACATAATCTACTATTTTTTCAGCCGCAATTTTTGAACTAGTTGTTACAACAATCATTTTTTGAACTTCTTCAATGATTTTTTCCCTGTTGAATGGTATTTTCTCCTTCTTTGCAACTTTTTCAATTGACTCAACGGGAATTGGAGCAGGAATATGGTTTATTATCCTTGGCTCCTCTTTAACTTCTGGTTCAGTTACAGGATTAGCTTTTCTAAATCTCTGAAATAGTTTCATAATTATTTGACCCCTGAATTGTTTTTGTCTATACAACTGTTTCAATAACATAATCAACTATATCTTGAGCAATAACACTAATATCATCATCAGGTCCAATGCCTTTAATTATTTCGGTTACTCTTTCATACAATTCTGTTCTATCCATGTTATTTGACCCCTAAATTATTCATGATCTCATCCATCCGTTTCTTTAACCGCCCTTCTTTTGTATCCCTGCAATTAATGCAAGCAGGTTCTGCTAATTGAAGTAATTCTGAAGTAAGGGTAATCTCCTCCCCACACTTACAGCATTTAGAAGCTTTCCCAAGAATTAAAGCTTTCTCAGCAACGTGGGTGCAATACTTATCTAAACACTTATAGAGTTTTTTCCTCCCCCTGATTTTTCGGTACGTGTGAATATGTTGTAACGTTGGCATTTTATTTCATTCCTTTAATTTTTAAATGTAGCCTCGTTGTCGCACATTAGCATAATATGCTTCTTCGGCTTCTTTAATTTTTCTTTCATCCCCCCCTGAAAGATATTTAATCATGAAATGCATATTTTCACAAGCTTCTAATGCATCCCCTAAATTTTCAATCATTACCGTAAAATTCTCATCCTCAAATGTACCGTCGTCTTTTGTGCAATGTCTATATGATCCTGCCATTTTTATTTCACCACCTAATCCCCTATTAGAGTTTCACCTGTTTTACCCAATGGATATTTCTCCTTAAATTTATCAAATGCAAAAGACTCATAGATAAATTCAAATTTTCCACCCAAAACATCAAAACCTACTTTTCTAGCACAAGATCCCGCAGATGCCTCTATTTCTATCCAGTGTTTATGTAAAGGATGTGAGGGACCAAATACCATGTAGAATTTCTTCTTCACTGGTATATGTTGAATTCGCGTTTCTACTACTGGTGCGGACGTTAGCATTTTAAAGCTCCTTTTCACCAAATCTTTTTGCTACAAGATTAAAACACTCTTTTGCAATTTTAACATCTACCATTGTAGCCTTAGAACAAATACTAAAATCATGAAAACCCAATCTAGCTAAACCAATGACAACAGCTAGTGTCAAACCCTTGACATTTTTAAGCTTTTCAATTAAATCTTTTTCATCCTCCTCGTCATCTACACTCATAATTGAACCTCTGCTAATTTCCAAGGTTGCCACAATTCCTTTTTCTTGTATCCTGCGTGTTTCATAGCTTCCCTAATATCAGGATTATACTGTTCACACAAATCCGTAAACTGGCACTTATACCCAAATTTCCCCGAGCAAGATCCCCAACGCCGCTCCATTTTTAAAGTCTGAAGATTCTTAGCCATGCTAATAAATTTCTCAATCAATTCCTGATTCCACCACCTCAATTCCTGGGGGGAGAATGAAATTAACTCACGTTTAAAAGTATCATCGCTCAATTTATCCGCCATTCTCACATAATTGATGATTCCTACACATGATTTAGTAACCAAGGCATAATTTTTAAACTGAACAGATTTTTTATAGAGATTCCGTTTTCTCTCCTGCCACTTGTGATCCATAAAAACACGCATACCATCTACAGTACCAATTAAATCTATCATCCCCTCTAGAACAAATAAGTACTCTTTAGATTCGTACAACTTATGAGAAAATCCCATTTCAACCATTGGTATATATTCATAAGTATCAATAGGAAGATTCGTTGCTGTATCTGTTTTAATTACATATTTTCGTTTTCTATCCGGTATTATATCCTGAGAACCATTAATCCCGGCGCCGTACTTTAGCCAATAAAACTGGAATTTATCCAACACGGCATTTTGGCGGTCTTTAGATAATTTTAAACCTAGAGGCATTGGAGATTTCAATGCTTCTCTATAAGCGTTGTCAGGTTTTAATCCTAATGCTATTCCCCTGTAGTAGTTTTCCAGTAATTTATGCCCATAAGATCCCATATCCATAGAATCTCTTTCATCACCGCTTATTTGTACCAATTGCTCTACATCCCCATATTCCCATTTTTGAGGACACTCATCGTAAGTTACTAATTGGGTTGAATCTAATATTAGAGTTTGTCTTCCCACGATTTCTCACCTGTTATAGATCTTAACAAAATATCCTGTTTTTCATTTTCTCTTGCTTGAATTAACATTTTCTCAAGAACAGCCGCAGGATTATGAAAAGTTCTAAGCTCTTTTAAAGCTAATTCCATTTCCTCTATTGTAAGTCTCATCAATTCCCCTTTTCCTGATTATACCGATCCCGCCGCCGCTTATTTATTGCCACTGTGCATCTTTTGCATCTTTTTAAAAGCATTTTATAGGGTTTTCCTTCTTTGGGTTTCATTAGGACCCAATAATCCCTATCATCCCCACATCCATTACATTTTCCTTCATTAGTATTTCTAAGCTGCCATTTTCTCTGTTTTGAAATATTTGTATTTGCTAGCGGATCTTCAATTTTCCTGGCCCTTGGGATTCGCACTTATTTCCTCCTCTATTTTTTGAATTTTACAACCTATTGCAATAAACATTTTAACACATTTAGAACAATGATAGGTATTACTTGTTAAACATAAATGAGTAGCTAAATTATGCATGCAACAGTGACAAACTTGTCCTGTTAAAATCATCAAACAAGCCTTCTCCCAATAGTATCATTAACCAAATCTTTCCAATTTAACGGTTCTCCCATCGAGTCCCAATCATTCCCTACAGTTTTACCAAACATATATCTTTTAGATTCAACCATGGCTGCAAATAATTCATCCACCGTACCTTTTACCAAAGGATATTTAGCCATCACCTTAAGTATTTGACCACTTCGCCAGAATCTTCCCTCAAATTGTTCCTCCTTGGTTGAATTCCATTGACGTTCTAATACTAGCACGTTATTACAAATTTGCAACCCATCCATCCCAACGCCGCCAGCAAGCATATTAATAATTAGAATTCGATTATCAGGATGTCCAAATTCCTTTTTAATTCGCTCTTTTGCTGAAGAATCATCATCACCAGATAATTTTAAAACATTATGACCACGGGCTTTTAATAGGCCAAATAATCCATCTCGAACCATATGATGATGAACACCAACCGCGATTTTTTCCCCTTCACAAGATTCTAAAAAGTCCTCAATTTCATCTACAGCCCATTCTACTTTCATCATTCCTGTAATTCTGCGGAGAGTCATTAAGGAATCGGAAATTTCTACATATGAGGGATTTCCACCCTTAGAAAGCATAATTTCTCTAAGGCGATCCAATTCAAGATTATAAATTTCCTTCATCTTATCATTATCGACATTGATAATCTGAAAGTCTCTCTGGAAATCAGGTAGATCTATTTGAACGTCTTTTTTCTCTCTTCTTAATACATAAGGAGAGATCATTTCACGGAAATCCTTTTCTAAATAAGTGGCAATTCTCGAATATCGACCCGATGAATCTCTCATGCACCAATTAGATTGGAATCTATCTAGTGAAGTAATTTTCTCTGGCATCAGGAGATTTAAAACAGTGAAATATTCATCAGCGCGATTCTCAATTGGTGTGCCGGATAAAAACAACTTGTGCTTAATATTCGCCGCTTTAATAAATCCTATTAATGCTTTAGTTCTCATTGATGAAGGATTCTTATAAGACTGACATTCATCTGCAATAATAAATTTTATTCCCAATGCTGCTAATGGAGGGGAAATTATAGGAACATCCATTCGTTTTGTATAACTATTCCCCCATTGATCCTTTTCAGTTTCTACTAACTGAGATTCAAACTTGACCATTCTAGAAAATGTGTCCATAGAAATGATGTAGTTGAGAAATCCTGGCGGTATGAATCCCTTTGTATTTGTAATGATATAATTACTTAGAATATTATTATCAAACCAAATTCGACCTTCATTAAGCCACTGAAAAGTAATTGAAGATTTTACTATTATTAAGCAAGGAGTTAAATTCTTACGGTTATTTCGGAGTGCTAGTAAAGCCTGCGCCGTTTTCCCGATTCCCATTTCATCGGATAAAAGGGCATTCATATTACATTCGCCATTTAGGAAAAAATCTAGAAAATCAACTTGATAGGGTCTAGCGGTTTTATCATTTCCTATTGCATCTAGAAATTTAATGGGAATCTTCTCAATCAAATCCTCTACAAATATATGACCACATTTATAGGATTTAAGAGGTTGATAGGTTAGTGAAGTACCCATTTTTACCTCGGCTACTAGTTCTAGCGGCCTATTACACTTGGGGCATTTATTTTGAAGTTTCATTTGTAGGAACCTTAGACATTAATTCTTCCAAGATACGAAAAATTTCCCGTTTGGATCTAATACGACTACTTGCAATTTTTTTATCACTATCAGAGAGATTCTGTAAATGTTGTTGAATTTCTTCCCTTAAAACTAACTTAGCAATTTCTGTCATTTTATTGGACATCCCTTACCATAATAGCAATCTTTATGGTTATCTGTTACACAACTAGTACAATCACATGTACAAACTTGCTCAAAAAACCCTTCTAATTGCTTTCGCCCTATCATTACTCCTAACGAGAAAACTGTAAATTGAGCTGTAAGTTGTTGAATAGGATTAGTTCCCTCTGTCAAAAAACTTCTAGCACTAGCACAAACTAAATGATTTTTCAATAGAGGACTCTCAATTATCTCATTAATCAAATCCTCATGATTTTTCTGAGATAAATCCGAACCCATATCAAATATTTCTTGTAAAGCCTCATCCAATGATTTCATCTTAGTTGATGTCCTTCAGATTTTGTAATTGTTGTGCAAGTGTTAATTTAAGCTCTTCTTCAAATTGTCGCCGTGCTAAATAAATCCCCATTGCAATATCAGCAATAGATTTTCCTAAGATATCAGGATGCAATCCTACAAATCTTGAAGGTCTAATGTATTCTAGAAATAATTTCTTACTAGCCATAATCTCATCTGATATACTATTCTTGGCTTCAGACCAATCTTCATCATTCTTTAAATCTTCAAAAGCTTCATCCAATGATTTCATTAATTAACCCTCCTTTATCCCTTTAGCTTTATTAATTGCAATTTCAATATCCCCATCGCTCATTCCCATCATTTTGAAAGCTTTAATCATATTGACATGATTTCTTTCATCGGGAGACATTTTTACTTTAGGCTCCCTAATGGATTGAACTTTTTTCTCTTTAGGCTCTTTTGGATCACTCTGCTTTTTTCGATATTCCTGTACCTCTTCAAATTTCCGCCGTTCAGTCTCAGAGATCATGTTTAAAGCACGTGTTTTATCTCTCGATAACACAATACTTAAAGATGCTGTTATTGCCTCCATCCTCTTGACTGTTATAAATAACTGGTCAAGTTTCATATCAACCGCCCAAAGTGAAGCCATTAATGCAGCCTCTTTTTGATTAGTTTCTGGAGATAACTCTAAATTCGCCGCGAACATTAAATTGACTTTGTTTAAAAAATCTAAGTGAGCTTGAGTAACTAATACAGGCTTATTTTTAAATTCCTGTTCAAAATGTTTATCCTCACAAGGTTGATGACAAATTATTTTACTACTCTTGTGTAATTTCTCTACTATTTCCAATTGAACCAAATGTCCACAGTAATGACAATTCATGCAACGCTCATGAAATTTCCAATGGAGCTTTTTGAAAAACTCTTCCATTGGCTCATTGCATATTAAGCAATTTTCGTAGATTGGCAAATCCTTCATATTTTGAATCCTCCAGTTTTAAAAACTTAACCTTTTAGACTCTTAGGGGAATCTAAATGGCTAAACTTTCTAGTCCCATTAATTAAATCATCTGAACATTTTGAATAATCCACCAAAAAACGAATCCCATAATCCAACTTCCAGTAATTAGGATTAGGTTCTTAATCATTTATTCCTCCTTTTATCAAAAAATCCCTCTAATACTACTACTAGTAGAAACATTGAGAGTCCCATTATTAAAATATCGAAGAGTAATTGTATCATCCTAATCTTCAATTATCAAGTACCAAAATACACGGAATAGGAGAAAAAACCCGATCCCATAACTCATTAGTTGCATCTCATTAATTGACATCATTTAGAATCTCTTATTCATTACTAATAAATTCTAATTCATTCTCATTGAAATAATGGAAATCATTAGGAAAATGAACTTCATAGGGAAATGCTGTTACATCAGTATCAATTTCCCTAATTACTCCTTTTAAATAAAGATATTTAACAATATCCTCTTTGTCATCCATCAAATCACATGGTACAATTTTAACCACATTCCCTATCTTGAGCATATTAAGGAAACCTCCGCCGGTGAAATCTCTATTGGCATTAATTGCAAATCCTCTTCAAAACATTCCACTGTTAAGAATCCCTGATGATTCATTGGAAACTTGACCGTGAAAATATTCCCCGTTATTCTCGTAACCTTCCCACTTAATTCCAATTCCTTATGAAATACTATATCATGTAATTCTATCGGGTCCACTTAATTAAACCTCCTATCATTCAAACGCCTCATCATACGATAAATCCGAATGAGTTTAATTATCCTATTTAACATTTTGTTTAATCCTTATTCCAATACGAATTGGTCTCCAATCTCTTAAGTTAGAGAAATTCCAATCAATTCTAAAAGCATCATCCATAATCCAATCATTGAGCCAATACCATTGAGTTTTTTTCATTCTTTAAATCCCTTTTAATTTTTTAGGTAACATCTTAGAAGCTATGGTATTGAGATTCTTGAGGGGCCAATTTTCCCCGCCGTCAGTACTGCTAATCCTAACGGTCTTTTTGAATAATAGGAGGAAAAAATCACTCGTATATTCATTGTTGGACATTTTTTCATTAACCGTTTGAAGAGTTTTATGGAATGGTTTCTCTTTAATGCCATAGTATCCCCGTATTACTGATGGAGGAATTCCACTGTAAAGTAGGAATGTATAGGAAAATTCTCTTCTAGTAAGATAAACTAGTGCATTACTTTCCCACCGAATTTTATAATCTACCCAATACAATCCCGAGCGCGCTAAAGCATCCGATAAGGTTTTTTGGGAATCGAGATTTAAAAATCTGTTTAACGAGGAGGGCATTTTTTATTTCCAAACCTGGATTTTTTATTTCCAGTCATGTAGCATTAAACCCGCAATTACCTTATTTGTATCCTTTAGTGCAATCTCTTTAGGATCGCTATAGGATAAAAACATTGCATTTTTACAAATAGGGCACTTTGCAAAATGTCTCGTCTCTTTAAATCCGGCGGGAATATCAGACCATTTATTACATTTCTCACATTCTACATAACCAATGGATTTTTCTTTTTTTGTAGAGTTCATTGGATTTTTATTTCTCGCTTTTCCTTGTGTTTTCCCGGAGGTAAGACCCATTATGAGCCATGTGGAGGAGGGTGTCAAGAACTCTATCTCCTTTGGAATCATAGAGTTACCCCTACCTATCGTAAGTGACCCTAAACTAGGAGCCTTGGTAGGCCATCCATGGTAAATACTCCCTTTTCAACTTGTTGATTCTAAAGGAGTTATAAGTGTCATGTAAATTACTCTTTTTTCATTGGGTGTTTATTTTATTTTTTTTTTCTTTTTTTTAGAATCAATAACTTACCGACTATTCCCCAGACGCCGATGTGCTGCCAAGGGCCTAGCTTGATGGTCAATTACGATAATAATGGATAAATCCTCTATTATCAACAAGTTAGCCTTTAAAGTACCACTTGGCCAGTAACGTAAAATTGACAACCAAGGGGGAATAAACACTAAGAAAGCCAGAAATTTATTTGGAGCCAAACGGGTCAATTACGAAAATTAATTTTAAAAGTGAGGCTTTAAGGAATCCTTTGACTCCCCAAAGCCCCTTTTAAACTCCCTCCGCGAAATTCTATATCCCGGAAGAATTAAACTTTAGAAATTACTCTTCTGTAACTCCCAAAGCTGCCTGTTTCTTGAAATTCTCACGAATAACTTCCGTGTTCTTAATAACATTCAGCGCGGCAGCTTTTGCCTCACGACGTTTTTCAATCGGCTGTTCTTTAGAATACCCGAAAATACTCTTAGCCATATTTAGCGCCAAGGTATTTACTGTTTTTGCATCCACCAATGTTCCGGTGAAATCTACTAAATTCCCCTCTTCATTTTCAATCTGCCATGGAATATTAGTATCACGCTTAATATCTTGAGCAATTTCAGCACGGAGACCGCGATTAATAACAGCGATCAGGCGGTCTGCATTATTACCGAGTCTTTCCAAAGCCTCCTCCGTGCGGGTGACATCGGTAAAAGGTACAGTTTTAAGTACTAGTACCTCTTCCATTGTATCGAGGTCAAAAAGGGTCGATTGCGTCTTGATGGGTTCCGATGTGGAGCCGTTGGAATTCGAGGGGTTCATATTGTGTTTCCTTTGCCGTTTAACGAGTGGGGGCATCTCAGTTACTACTCTTATAGTGTACATCTACTTCGCATCCTTTGCAAGTGGAAATCCACACATAACAGTGAAATACTTGTTAGCGTGTTGGTCTCGTGATATCGTGGCAAATTCTAGAAATTGATCGTACATGGGTAGTGTCTCATCGACGAATGCTGGAACGTACCATTGAGTTTTTTTCATACAAAATCCTCCTTGGGAAATTTACTACCCATGCTACCCTTAAGCACATGGGAAATGAATCTCCTTTTTACTTAATTCTCGTGACCTTCAAAAATTCAGGTTTGTAAAAATCCATCACGGACTTTATGTAATCTTGCGCAGCCATCACGGAATAAAACTTTCCACTTCCGTATGGTTTATCATCTCCAGAACATTCCCAAATAACTTCTATTATCATTTGAAAAATCCTCCTCCCATAAGACCTGCGAGTCCCAGGGGGAAATATCTTCCACGTCATATCACCGATACAAAAGGTTCGGTTTAATTAAATGTGGGACGCTCAACCGTCTCCCGTTTCTAATTATCCCCGTTCCACCACTACGGTGTTAACGTTTGCTATTCAATTGTCAAATATCTGGTACTACTTTTCTAAACGGTAGATCACATCCAAAGGGACATCAGGATGATAACGATCAATATTTACTGCTAAACCATCTGGCCAAATGATAGCGAAATCATAATCGCCATTCCATATTCTTACACAACATGGACCAGATAGAGTCTTGCAAAATTTATCGTATTCGTCCCAAGCTATCCCTTTATACCAAGATAGCATAACTACTCCTTTTTAGTAAGCAGACAATTGGTTCCAGCTCTTCGAGAATTCTTGCCTAAGCTCGTTTGCCGCGTCCAACCTATCTACTACTCTTTAATAATAGCATGGCTCCTAGCATTTGTGCCAGTTATTTTAGAGAAATGTATACTTAGAACTTTAGTACTATTATTAGGGGACGGGTACTCCCCCAAAGGTACTAAGTAAATTTATAGGGACGCGCCCTAAATCACGATTACAATAGAAAAATGGAAAACCTCCTAAAGAAATACTAAAAATCCTAAAAATTGGAAAAATCCTAAATAAAATTTTATTAAAAGTACTAACTAGGGAAAATTGGTTAGTACAAGTGGAATACTAACCTGAAATAAAATACTAACGTGGGTAAATGGTTGATTCTATTGGTACTAGTAAGTTAGTACTAATGGACTTACTGTATTGCAACTAAAGTAGGGGGGTGATAATGTGGGTCATCAGAAATTTCCAATTTTACTAAATAGAGGTGTTTTTATAATGTTTACGACGGCGCAATTTCAGGAGTCTTACGCTTTGAAGCGGCTCAAAAATAGTCCCCTGCACAAAATAGAGGATTCAAAGGATTCAGTATTGCCACCTATTTGTACACTGGACGAATCTCCATTAATGGAAGAATTTACTAGAGTTGATCATTCTCCCTTTGGATCAGTTTATACGGATGGGAAATCATTAAGTGAGGAATAATTAAATGCCTCTAATAGATCCAATGCAGTTCCCAAAATTTGATGCGGCGCTAAAAGAGGCGGGGCTGATTTCTAAAGACCGTGATTCTAGTCCTTTACAGGAAGATCTTGATCGTGTAGGTTTGGGTAAATTGGATGTTTTAAATACCGTCGGGGATATTATGAGGACCGGCGAAACATCTCAGAATCGGCTAAAAGCTGCGGAGATTGGTTTAAAACTAAATGGACTTTTGAGTAGAGATGACAATGCTATACAAGTACCACATGTAACTATTGTAATAAAAGATTCTCAACATACTGATATTAATCCTATTTTGATTCCCCGTTAATTATTAAATTTTATGAATAATGATACTAAAGTAATTGAAACTGAAGTCCCAGCTAATATAGATCCAACGAATTTGTGGATTCTTTATTATCGGCATGGTCCATCTCCTTTTCCGATGTTTAAATTTTTCTATCATCCTGGAAAGTTTGGGGATGTAATTGAGCGGGCCAAAAATCACTGTACCGTTATGAATACCCGGTTCATTTCTATCCGGCCTGCAATTGTAAACCTTGCAGAAGAAGAAAAGCGTCAGGTTTCCGAGACACAATATGTTTAAAAAAGTTAGATTTGGATCAGAGTGTTTAACAGCTTTACAAGCTACATCAGCTATTTCCCATCGTTCTGTTTTAACTATTCTAGAGGTTACTTACAAGGGAATCAATGGATCAGTATTACCTTTCATCGAATCCTATAAGTACCTTCAGATATTTAGGAACGGCCTCTTTTTGACGGAAGGGGAAGATTATACCCTCGATCCTACTAAAATCACCTTTATAATCCCGCTCGCGGATACAGATCTTGTGAAATTGGTAGCTTGGGAATAGAAAAGTGGTAAATAGAATAAAGTGGCTACAAAGTTTTATAAGCGACTGTGGCGTAGAAGAAAACAAAATAAAGAGAGACTTGTTCGATTACAGGCTTATAATGCTAGAAAATGGAATCGTTTCTTTGTGGACTATTGGGACGTGGCCGGAAAATATTTCGCCGTTAAGTCCTGTCTTAATCCACACCTTTTATCTTGCGGGCCACAATTAGCATTAAGTCCATATAAGGGAATGCGTGAGGGTATTAGGGGTAAAAGTAAAAGGTGGGATCATAAAAAGGTAAAAGATGATTAAAATACCTAAATTTCCTAAAACAAAAGCAAAAGGCAAAAGTGGGATTGCTGAAACCATAGCCGGGAATATTATGGCGGCGCGGCAAAGTAGCAAGGGCAAGAAATCCTATCCTAAGGGTAAATAATATCAATGAGTTTTTCAAGTATGCTTAATCTTTTAAAATCCGGGTCCAAGTGCCGGAGGGCCGATTGGGATAATAAGGTTATACATATTGGATTATTGATTCCTGATGAATTTAATCATATGACTTTACCCTTTATGTACTTGAAAAATGTAAATAATCAACTTGTTCCCTGGCTACCTTCACAGGCGGATATTTTTGCTGAAGATTGGGAAGTAGCCTTATCAATTTAAAATTTAAGGATAATTTAAATATGAAACCATCAATAGGTAGAATAGTTATTTATAACCATCCGGGTAGTGCTGATGGTAAATATCCTTCTTCTAAATCTCCTGCTATTATACAAGCGGTAGATGAAGAATTTGATACTGTTACTCTTTGGGTTTTTGGACCTAAAGGATTACATCACGATTCAGGATTAAAGCAGGGTGACGGACCTTGCCAGTGGAATTGGCCCCCCAGAGTTTAAAAGGTGGTAAAATGATACCAACAGTTATAAATATCAATGTCAAAGTAGATTTTCCGGCATTGGATTTGTTTATCAAATATTTGGTGGAGAATAAGCAATCTGAAGTTAATAATATAACTTTGAAGGTTAATTCATTGACGGAAAGATTGATTGTGTCTAGTACAAAACTTGAAGCAGTTATTAAAAAGGAGAATTAAAAAGATGCCTAAAGTAGATTATACAGCTCTAAATGCTGCGGTAGAAGCTGCAACTGCGGCGGTTACAAAAGTGGAAACTGTTGGTGGAAGTGCCGTAGAACTTATTACTCAATTCTCATCGCTTCTTTTGGCAGAAGTTACAAAAGCCTTGGATGCTGATAATTTGGCTGATCAAAATACGATTAACGCTGTAACGGAAGTATTTAATACTGTTACTGCGCGTGCGGTTGCTTCCAGTGATAAATTGGCAGCGGCGGTTTTGGCAGGAACTCCTTCTGCTCCGCCGGTAGAAAATCCTCAGACCGTATAATTAATTTATAACGAATTCTTAAACGACCGGTTACCTCTGAAATTGGTCGTAAGAAGAACGGGTCTTTAAACTTTTCCACCGTTAACAAGAAAAGTAATTTAGTATAATAAATGGGTAATCGAATGAAGAGATTGTTTTTGATTGCTGCACTTTTTATGGCAGTAGTAGCTTTTACTGCTTCGACGGTTAATCTGGGACCTACTATTCCTCCAGATTATTGGTGTGGTGAAGCTGGTCATGATCCTTGTCCTACTAGCTAATTTTTTATAAAGATACTAAAGGGGGTGATCCTTATTTAGTAACTTAATTAAATACAGTTATTCGTTTGAACAAAGGGTAATAGGGGATTTTGGATCTTGTTAGGCCGGGTCCCCTACAAATAAAAATTTCTATAGAATCTAATATTATGAGTCAAATCATAATAGGCCAATGAGTTCACCTCTTCTCATTAGATAAAATCGAGGTAAGGTCATTTAATGAAAGTGGGATTTGGACCTTATCAAACTAAATCCCCGAGAAAAATTAATGGATCTAGAAATAACTTTTCAAGATAAACAGCAACGGGATTTTTATTACGCAACCCAGAGGAATCAGTGTTTCTCTGGTGGGTTCAATAATGGGAAATCCTTTGCGGGTTGCTTGAAGGTATTTACACTTTCTAATACATTCAGGAAATATAAAACTGCTATCTGCCGCGAAGTTTATGCTGATTTGAAGAAAACAACAATGGAGACATTCTTCAAAATCTGCCCGGATGAAATGGTTGAGTCTCATAATTATCAGGATGGTAAGACGGTCCTAAAGAATGAATCCGAGATTTACTGGATGCATTTGGATGCTGTAAATGAACAATCTTTAAGAGGCTTGGAAGTAAATTCGGTATTAATGGATCAGGCTGAAGAAATCCAGGAGCAGATTTATGATGTTATGGATGCGAGAATTGGTCGTTGGGATAATGCTATTATTCCAGATTATCTATTGAAAGCTAATCCTGATTGGCCAATTGGTAAAACAGGAAAATATATAGCCCCATCTTATATGATGCTCCTCTGTAATCCTGATACACAATTTCATTTCATCTACAAAAAATATCACCCGGAATCTCTTGATCGTGATGAAAATTATTTCTTCGTGGAAGGAGAATGGAATCCGAATTTAGGGTCAAGAGAATCTTATGATGTAGCAATGAAACATTCGGAAGAATGGGTAGAAAAGTACATTAAGGGAAAGTGGGGAATTAGTAGTGCACAGATTCATAGGGTAAGGGAAGATTCACTTCTTGAATATTCTGAAGAATTGATGGATAGAATATTGAGGAAGGGGAATTTATTCCGTATTTTGGACCACGGCGAAGCTTCTCCTACTTGTTGTTTATGGGTAGCAGCTATCAATGGGGTTTTTATAGTCTACCGTGAATATTATTCCCCTGGTAAAGTTATTTCCTATCATCGTCAATCTATCCATGATTTATCAAAGGGTGAACAATATTCGGCGAACTGGGCTGACCCGCAGATTTTTAAAAAGACGGGACAAAAAGATGGCGGGTATTGGACAACAGCGGACGAATATTTGGATCGTAATCTTCCTGCTCCTCCTCTTACTTGGATACCTGCGGATAATAATGAATTCGCCACTCGTAATAGAATTAATGAAATTCTTGCAGGTCATTCTGGGATTCTTCATCCAGTAACTGGGCGGGATAATTCTCCTCGGATCTACTTTATAAAGAAATCCACAAAACATCCATTTGGTTGTTATCATGCAATTAATGAGACTCAGAGCCAGCGGCGGAAATTAATTGGGTATCATAATGGAACGGCGATTTATGGGGATGATAGGGAAGATTCCATTGCGGACCATTCCTATGATTGTGTTCGGTATTTTGCAGCTATGCATGGGAACGGGAAATCAGTTCCGCCGAGAATTATTAGGCCCAACACTTTTAAATATTTCCAGAAAATAGCAATGAGACCTAGGGGATTAGTAGCTGGATCGGTACAATAATATGGATAACACGCCTTGTGAACACAAATTTATTTTTCTTAGGCAAGAAAGCAAAGATAAAAATCCTGGACAATGGCATTCTGATCAGATAATTGTAGATATTTATCATTGCGAGAAATGCTTGTTTTACAGAGAGATCAAAATTAGGGAAATTGTTAAATGAAACAAATAGTACAAGATCAGTTGTGGGCCAATCGTATTGATAGTATGAATAAATATTATCAAGAGTGGGAAACCCGCTTCAAATGTGAAGCTCTTGAGAAATATTACGAGGGTTTACAGTGGGCCTACCAACAGGATCTTAGTAACAATCCTTATGTAATCAATAAAATTTATGAGACTGTTCAAATCAAAATCGCTCAGTTTGTTCCTTCATTCCCGAAATTCAATGTTTCTGCGAAACCTGGTAATCAGGAGTTTAACCTCGAAACGGCAATGCGATCCGCGCAACTTAAAGAAGATGTACTTAATACGATTACCTCCGACGATCGTAATAACTTCAGTGAGGAAATCGAGCAAGCCTATAAAGACTCTTTTTTCAGGTTCGGCATTATGGAGGTTGGGTATGCGGCGGATTGGATAAATAACCCTAATGTTAAAAAGCCTCTTTTAGAAAAGGATGTTAATGCACGGGCCACAGGGAAGAATCGTTCGAAAATGCTGGATAGTCTCCCGGAAATTCCTATCAATGAGAGGATTTATTTTAAGCACATTCCGGCTAAAAGGTTCCGTGTTGGTGGGATAGATCATAAATATCTTACTAGATGTTCTTATGTAGGATATTATGATTATGTTTATATGGATGATCTTTTGTCCATGAAGTTAATTAACCGGGATAAATTAACAAACGGTGTAATTGAGCCTGGTTCATTTAGTACTTCTGATAAGGAAGATCATAATTATCGACAGGATGGAGTCATTAAAATTTGGCATATGTGGGATTTACGTTCCATGATGCAACTTTTAATTGTAGATTCTCCTTGTGTTACGGTTTCTCAACGGCCGTTTCAACGTTTGCCCCTCAAAGATTTTAGACCTGATAAAAGACTAATAGGTGAGGGATTTTATCCGGTACCTCCTGTTTATCATTGGCTTTCTCCACAGGATGAAATTAATGAAACGCGGGAACAACTAAGGAATCACCGGCGGAAATTTATCAGAAAGTTCCAAATAGTTGAAGGGGCTGTTACGGATGAAGAAATTGAAAAGTTCGAATCAACTATTGACGGCGCGCTCATTAAAGTTGCCCGTGAAAATGCGATCACCCCAATTCAAAATGCGGATCTTGGAAATTCTTTACCGGAAGCGATACAAACCTCTGGGGATGACCTCAATAGAATATCAGGCACGTCTAATGAATCTCGTGGGATTGCGGACAGAACAACGGCCACTCAGGCTCAAATAATTAATCAACGCTCTGGAATTAGGGAGACAAAAGATAGGGACCGGGTTGTTACTTGGTTGAGTGAAATTGGGCGGGAAGTTTTGAGTACTGTTAAGGATAAATTTACCTTAGGTATTTGGGCTGAACTAACTTCACCTGAAGGGGAGAATTTTCTTGGAGAAATACAGGAAGTTACAAATGCTGCTCGGTGGATTTCTGCAGAAGAGTTGCATGATGGTTACGATTTTAAAATTAACGTTGAAGTTACTAGTTTGTCCGTCGTTGCGCGTGAGGACGAAAAAAAGAGTTATCTTGAATTCCTATCGACTCTTACGAACTTCCCAATGATTGCTTTCTCCCCTTTGCTGGTCCGCGAAACTGCTAATAGGGTTGGTTACAGGAATGACCGGGCTATTAAGGAATTGCAGAAAATGGCATTGTTGATGGAAATGGGAAGAATGAACCAATTGCAAATGCAAGCTGGATTAATGCCCGGCGATCAAAATGCGGCACAGGGAATTGTAGCACAGCAAACTCCTAATACTCAGGAACAAATTACTAATCAGATACAGGGACAATTGACTCAATGATTTTATTCCCTGCTCGTGTATATTTTAGTTTAGGTAGAAAAGATAAGTTTTATGTTTGGCAAAGATTCCTGTTTCATGATGCATTAACTTATCAATATTGGATTAAAAATACCCGACGGGTTAGAAAATTACTAAAATGTCAACCTGTGTAAATAAATTAACCTATGAACCTGAGACTCAGCAACTTACAATCGTGTTTCAGAAACGTGGGACTTATGTTTATTACGATGTTAGTCCAGAGGAATATACAAGAATTGAATTTGCAGGATCTCAAGGTTATATTTTTAATAGTATATTAAGAGATATTAAATATTTTGAAAAAATAGGATAATTATATTATGTCACTCGATGCCATTGTTAATAAAGCTGTCAATGAAGCGGTTCCCGATTCTAAAGAAACCAAGGTTGAGGAAACTCCCGAAGGTGTAGAATTAACAGTTGAGGAATCTGCTGAAGAATCTGAGGAAGCACCTGAGGAATCAAATGAATCCTCCGTGGATGAGGAATCTACAGATGATGAAAATCTCTCTGAAGAAGAAGCTCAGGAAGCAAAAAAGCTCTATAAAGCTCTAAAAGACCCAAAAACGGCTAAGGAAGTCCTAGCACTTCTGGCTAAACAAACGGGTCTAGATGAGGTGGATTCCAAAAAAGATATAAAGGAATCTAAAAAGGGGATACTTGATATCCTCAAAAATGCTCTCGGTGAAGAATATTCGTTCTTATCCGATAGGTTAGGGAAGGGAATCGAAGAGATTCTAAATCAAGAAAAAGCTGAGCGGGATAATGAACGCCAGCAAGAAGTAGCTAAAAGAATCCAGGGAGAAACTGTAGTAGCCTGGAATTCTCTAGTGAAAGAGACAAATGGGGATGCTAAGAAATTAGAATCCAAAATGCAGGAAATAGCAAAAGAAATTCTACCGGGGCCAAATACAACACCCAAACAATACTTGCGTCGTCTTTATACAATAGCTTCCGCTGGGAAGTCTGGAGTGGAAAATCCTAAAAAGATTATAAATACGATTCAGAAAAATGCTAATGACACTAGCGGTAGACTACGTGCAACCGGCGGAAATGAGGGAAAATCCCCTGAAACTTTCACCGGCAAAGGAATTGGGAAAGCGGTCGATTTTGTTTTCGACCAAATGACTAAAAAAGGAAAATAAATGGGTATCACGTTTGGTTCGGCTAGTGCTCCTAGTCAGATTACAGTAAATTTTGATGCACTCTTTTCTCAATCTCTTGCGGCTTACCGTAAGGAATTGGTAGATAATATTGGTGCAACTAATGCTTTTTTCCATGAAATGCTAAAGAGGGATCTTTATGAGTCTCAGGAAGGCGGGACCGATATTAGAACCCCTCTACTTTACGCATTAACTGCGGCAGATTCTTATGATGGTTATGATGAATTGTCAACTCTTCCAACAGATGGTGTGACGGAATCTGTGTTTGAATGGCGTCAATGTGCTGCTGCTATTTCCTACAATATGAAGGAAGTTAAGCAGAACAAAAACGGCATCAAGAATATCGTTAAGACCAAGATTAAGCAGGCGGAAATGGGATTGCAGGAGTATTTTTCCCAGGCACTAAATTGGGGATCTCTTGCAGATGGTGGGGCTGGTACTCTTATTACTCCCCGCACTTCTGGTGTTAATGGATCTTTGTCGATTGATCCACTTTTTAAATTGATTGCTTTCGATCCTACCACTTCAGTAGCTATCGGGAATATTAATCAGAACACTTCTTCCTGGTGGCGGAATAAAACTAAAACCTCGGCTGCTACAACATATGATGCATTTTTGTTGGAGATTGATAATATCTTCAATTCCTGCGCCCTCGGTTCTGGTGGAAAGCCTAAGTTGATTGTTTGTGATCAAGTAACTTATGAGCTTTTTGTGCATGCTCTGTATCAGAAATTCCGCTATACTTCTCCTACAGTTGATGAAGCTTATCCATTTGAAAATATTGTTTATCGTGGCGCCCATTGGGTGATGGAAGATAAAACACCTGATGTTTATACCGGCGCAATTGCTACTTCTGGCGCGAATACTTATGGGACGATGGGTTTTATTAATCCTGAGTTCTTTAAGATCATCTATGAATCAACCTCGGATTTTGCAATGTTGAAGGATGATAACGGCAAGACTTTTGCAAAGCCGATTAATGGTGATTCACGCGTTGGTCATCTTGCATGGATGGGAAATACCACTATCCAAAATCGTCGGAAACAGGGCGTAATGGGTAAAATTGCACGTTCGATGACTTAAATTGATCCGTGATTGTGATTGTAAATAAAGGATAAATTAAATGAGATTTAAACAAGTTGGAAATAAGGCTGATACAGCTTTTATTGTTATTCGGAATTCAGAAGCAACTGATCTTCCCCTCGGTGCCCCTTGTTTTTTTACCATGAATGGTACAAACGACGGGTTGGATATTATTGATGCTACTAGTGCGGCAGGAGCTAAACAGGGTTTCTTTGCTGGTATTACTGCGTCGATTATTCTGGCGGGTCAATTTGGTGAGGCACAGGTATTTGGGCTATGTCAGAATACTCGTGTTGCAACTATTACCCGCGCAGCTTCTACTGATTCCTACAATTCCGTTACCGCGATTCTTGTAGGTGATATCATGGCAATTAATACGTTAACTCTTGCAGATGCTATTTCTCGCTCTGGTGCTGGTTCTGCTACTGCTGCATTGTTTAATATTGTGGCGGCGCAGAGTTATAGTTCCACGGCTTCTCAAAGTTCATCTTTTGATACGACTTCGAGAACTGCAATTACTACTTATTTGAAAACGTTCCTTCGAGCAATGTAGACTTATTCCTCCTCTGGGAACTTGGGGGCCTTGATTCTACCAATTGAGGCCCCTCTTTTAAATATATGATAAAATTAATATTAAGCTTATTTATTACTAGTTCATTACTTTTTTCGGGGACAGTAAGAAAGCCAGAAGATAAAGGCCAAATTACTGAGGGTCATCCCAGTCCTATTAAAGTTAAGAAAAAGACCAGTAAAACGAAATGAGATTCTGGAAAGTACTGACGAAACAAGAGCCACCATATAATAAATGGATAGACTATCAGGAATGGCATGATAGAAATTGGCGCCGTTTCAATCTTCAGATTGTAGAATTTGATCGTGAGAATAATCGTATTAAGGTAGTACCTAGTAAAATTGATCTTAAAGGAATAATTAATTGAAAACTATTGTTGGTGTGAATACTCTTGAAAATGTATCTCCTTTTGTTTATGCTTCTCATTGTAAGTTATGGGTAGAAATGGTTAGGAAATTCCCAAATGATGAATTTATTTTCTACACTCCGTACCGCATGTCTATTGATAATATGCGTAATGATGTTGCTAGAATTGCGATTGAGCACGGATGCGATTACATTTTATTCATTGATGATGATGTTATTGTTATGCCTGATACTTATAAAATGCTTCGGGAAGCAGATAAGGATATTGTGGCAGCGATGACTTATGTACGGGGATATCCCTTTCACCCGATGTTTTTTAAGGACCTAGGTACGATTACTGAGACTAATGGTAAACGTCGGAAAAATATAGGATTTCACGATGATTATCTTGAGACTGTGCAGGAAGACGGTTTAGTTAAAACTGCCGCGGTTGGATTCTCTTGTGTACTTATTAAAGTTGATGTTTTAAAAGCAATGTCTCCACCATATTTTGTAACGGGTCCGGGGCACACGGAAGATGTTTATTTCTGTTTAAAAGCTTCTTTAGAGCTAGAACCGGAGCCGGAAATTTTTGTGGATACAAAATGTAAAACGGGTCATTTAATGATGCCTGATGCTGTTAGCAGCGAGAATGTTGAGATCCTGAGAAAATATTATAAACCGGAGTTAGATGAAAAGGACGTTGTTAAATTTCGTATGAAAGATCATATCCGCAATGTTATTCAGGAGATGGCATAATGGATAAGGTTTCCTTGAATATTGGTTGTGGTGAGAATCCTATTGAAGGATTTATAAATATTGATTGTATTGAAAATGAAATGGTAAAGCCTGATTTGGTGTTAGATATTATAAATCAGAAGCTTCCATGTGAAGATTCTACAGTCGATGAAATATGGATGATTCATTCCCTTGAACACATTGAAATGCATAAGTGGCAGTTTATACTTGAAGAGTTTCGGCGGGTTTTAAAGGATAATGGCACGGTAGTTTTCTCCTACCCGGAATTTAAAGAATGTGCTAAAAACTTCTTAAATAACCATGGTAACAAGAAAACTTTTTGGCGGGCTACACTTTATGGTCGTCAACTTTATAAATCTGATTATCATGTAGTTCCAATGGATTCTAATGAGATCAAGGAAATTCTTGAGATTGCAGGATTTTACCGGGTTAATCACCGGCCTGAAAGTGATAATGAGCCGTATAATACTATTATGGTAGGTTATAAAGATCCAAAGCCTGTTAGCCGTGAGGCAGTTCTAGTTAAAGAATTGCATTTATCAATTGGTGATACCGTGATGATTGGAGATTTAATTTAAATGGCATTTGCACTGATAGCATTTACTGGAAGAGTAGCAGGTGTTAACGGTGCAACTACTACACCCGGTATTAATACTGCTGGTGCTGATTTAATTATTATCCAAATTTCTCGCCAAGCTGGTGTTGGTGGAACTCCTACTGATAGCAAAACTAATACTTGGACTCCTTTAGATGCTTCTACTACTTCTGGTGGTGGTACAGAAACTAGATGTTGGTATTGTGTTAGTCCTAATGTAGGTTCTGGTCATACTTTTAGTACTGGTGTTGGTGCAGGTCAGTATTCATGTATTAATGTTTTAGCCTTTTCTGGTGTTGATACAGCCTCACCCTTTTTAAGTTCTTCTGGTACTAATACTAGTGGTGGTTCTACTTTACAAAATCCTGGTATTACTGGTACTGCATCTTTATTTGTTATAGGTTTCAACGGTCAACCTGGTGCGGGTGCTTCAACTATTGATTCTAGTTTTATTATAGAAACGGGATTATCACAAGCTGGTGCTGGTAGTAATAATTACGCCGGTGCATTTGCTTATAAATTAAGTAATACTGGTTCTATCAGTCCTACTTGGACTTATACTGGTAGTCAACCCGCTGCAACAGGAATGTATGCATTTAATCCTTCTGTGGGGACTACAAATCTAACGGCGACAATTTCCGATACCCAAACTTTTACGGATAGTGTAGCTACGGCGCTGTTTGGTTTTATTACTAGTAATTTAAATGATACCATAACTTTTTCGGAATTGTTTGAATCCCAGTTAGGTTTACCGTTAATTAATGCAGTTTTAAGTGATACACAGACTTTTAATGATTTCATTGAAATATTAGTAGGTAATCCCTTAATAACCAATAGCTTCGCCGATACAATTACTCTTAGTGATGCAATTGTGACTAGTTTGAATACTGTTATTAGTGGTGATTTTAATAGAGTAGATATAAAATTAAAAGTCACTAATTTCTTCCAGAATCCTGCTTATTATCTGGGGGCAGATTTAAATGATAGTATTCAAGACGGTACTGACGAGATTACTGCATTTAGTGGTTGCAATTATGGGGTTGCTCTTATTCCTTTTGTTGGTAGCCTTTCTTACTACGATCTCCTTACATTGATTCCTAATTATATTGGCGTCATTGCTATTTTCAACGGGGCTACTAAATGTTGGATGACTCCTACTTCGGTTAGAAAATTGGATCAATATAGACCAGATTGGGAAACTGCTATTGGTACACCTGAGTTTTTTGTACCTATTAATCATCGCTATATTGCTATTTGTAAGAAACCTTTGGTACAAGATTATGGTAATATGTATATGCTTTATGTATCATCTTCTCCAGTATTAGACGATGCTACAACATTACCATTTCCATCTGAATATGCTCAATTAATTGAAGCTTATGTGAAAACGGATCTCTGGGAACAAAACGAAGAATTTACTAAAGCTAGTAAAGAATTTTTAATCTATCAACAACAACTGCAAAAATTGCATACACTGGTACATTCTAAACGGCAGATTGATAGATTACCGAGCTTATAATGATTTGGTCCTCTGATTATTTAGCACAATTAAATATTGACGCCGGGAAGCAAATCTCGACTGATTTGAATAGTATTTATAATCGGTCCATGCTTGCTATTACTGAGGGATTGTCAGTTTACAGATTACCAAATGCCCTAAGATCCCTTATGCGTATTACTTATAGGGGGTATAAATTAGAGCCTATGAACTGGGAGCAATTTACACTTTTGACTCCTAGTACGGTATTTCTAAATGAGACTTACAGAATCGAGAACTCCAATTCACGTCCTTTTTGGTATACTATTCATCCTACTAATTTGTTTGATATTCGACTTTATCCAGCACCTAATGAAACTTTTACAGCAGACGGAGACCCTTTCTCTCCTGGTGTAAATGATTCAAAATGCATAATTTCTTATTATCAAATTATTGAACCGTCATCAGAAATTACTTCTCTTCCTGTTTATATTGATCGTAGGATAAGAAAAGCCTATGTTCTTTGGCAAGCATTTTCTGCTGAGGGTAAGGGTCAAAATCTGAGAGCTTCTGAATATTATCGTAATAAATATTTTTTTCTAATTGAACGTTTTAAAATGATTAATCAGGGTTGTTATGTGAGTAAGAAATACACTTTGGGTAATGACAATATCCCTCAAACGGGTCGTTATCCACGTCCAATGTTACCGAGTAATTTTGAAAGGAGATATTATTAATGCAAGATTATATTAGACTTCGTGGATCACTGAGACTCGTACTGGGAGACTTGGATGGTAAAATCCTAGAAGAGAGACTCGTAGAAAATACCGTGGTTACAGTTGGACGGGCATGGATGCTTGGACAAATGCAATCTGTAAATCACGTAACTGGACAGAATATTAGCCATATGGCTATTGGTAGCGGGACTGTTGCTCCTACTACTGGTGATTCTGCTTTAGGAAATGAGGTTACTCGCCAAGCTGTGGATTCTTTTTCTACCACTGGTTTGACTGCTAACCCACCCTCTTGGAGAGCACAGGCTACTTTTGCAACAAACATTGGAAACACGACTCTAGCAGAAGCTGCACTTTTTAATTCTTCCGCCGCAGGTACTTTGATTGGCCGCGCAACTTTTGCATCTTTCGTAAAAGCTACTTCTAACACTTTTGCTATTAGTTATACAATATCAGGTTAAAATGTCAATAAATGACTCGATGGATATGAGCGGGAGAGATCATTTTACAAACGGTGACCGCCGAGAATTGATGAAACAGAGTCTGCAATTAGAAAATATAACTTCTACCCTGCATAAAATGGTAGTAAGTCAAGAATCCTTTGAAGAAAGGGTTAGAGCTTTAGAGAATTTCAGATGGTTTTTGCTTGGTATGAGTAGTATTATCAGTGTTTTTGTAGTCATTATAATGAAGCTTCTTAAAATATAAGGTTTGAAAAATTAAATGAAAAAATTAAATAATCTTGGTCCTGGTCTTATTCTTGGTATTCCTACTCTTGGTCGTCCTATTCCTTTGGATTGGGCTTTGGCTTTTAAAGCTCTTAGCCCGCCAATTAATTATAATGTGAATTTTAATATTGTTTATGGAAATCAAGTAGCTGATGCTAGAAATTCCATTGCAAAAGCTGCTTTGGAGGCAAATGCTAAATATCTATTTTTCCTTGGCGATGATGTTGTTTGTCCTGCTCATACGCTACGCCAACTTATTTATAGAATGGAACAAGACGACAATATTGGGATGGTTGGTGGTGTATATTCTACCAAGTGTGATCCTTCTGCTCCTCTTGTTTTTAAAGGAAATGGTCAGGGTAGTTATTGGGATTGGAAAATCGGGGAGTTTTTCGAGGTAACAGGTTTAGGGATGGACTGTAATTTAATCCGGGTTTCAGTGTTTGAGAAACTTTCTGAACCTTGGTTTAAAACTGTTGATGAAGATCAATTTCTTGATGGTGTTAATAAAGCTGAGCAATGGACGGAAGATCTCTATTTTTGTAATAAGCTACTTAAAGAGACTAACTATAAAATTTATTGCGATGGCTCAATTATCTGTGACCATTGGGATGTTTATGCCAATAAAAGATATCGAATGCCTCATGATTCTCTCCCAATGAGAGTTAGAACAACGGATAAGGAATATAAATGCTTATTGATGGGATCTACATCAGTTCCAATTTCTGATCAATTCAATGTTATAACTGCGAGTAATAATGAGTACATGGACGCAGATTATCGGGTACAATTTGGTAATCTTCCATTCGATAATGAAGTATTTGATCTGGTAATCCGAGGCACAAATGATGGTCATGAACTTTTAAAAGGTTATGAAACTGAGTGGTTACGAATATTAAAACCTGGTGGTCGTTTGGTTATTGAAGTTGATCCGTTGTTTAATAAA